TGGCTGTAATGGTATATGTTTGCGGTGTTACGAAAGTATAAGAAACGCCGTTTACAGTTGATGTAAATCTTGTGTCTTTAGCTACACGAATAGAACGGAATGTGTTGTTGGCTACAGAACTTGTAAAGATCAGCTGAACATTCGCGCTAGCCCCTCGCGCGCTCGTGGGAGTATATCCTAACGCTTTAGCCTTCGAAACAACGCTGTCATATAACTGAGCAGTATCCAGGAATCCTTCGTTCGCAGCCATATTTGCATAGAACGCTTGATAGTATGTGTTATATGCAAGAAGATCAAGCAACGTTCCTAGTGCAGAATCGTTGAAATCGTAATCTGTGAACTCAGGCTTAGACGCAATGTACGATCTTAGATTTAATCTAATCGTATCAAAGTCTAGACCAGTAACGATGAGATCTGTATTAGCGGCCATTATCGAACCTTATTAAGATTAATGTCTAGTGTGACTTCGTTCAATGTAGCCACGTTACGAAAACGAATCGTGACCGCCATACCATTCTGATCAGGATACTCTTGTACAGTTACAGGACCATATGTCGCATCTGCGACAAGCTGCACTCTGGATTCATAGTTCTCGACTGATCTAGCAATCTTTTCTGATAGTTCAGCTTGCGAAAAGCTAGTGAAATTTTCAAACAGACTCGCACGAACATCTCCGCCAAACTCTGGATGAAATGGACGCTCAAATCTATTTGTAAGAACAACATTCTTTACAGCCTGCTTTACTGCTTCGTCATCCTTCTTTATTAAGAGCTTTCCAGTGACTGGATGGCGCTTAAACGAAAGATCAAAGTCTTTGTAGGCTAGCTTTTTCAGCGAAGAAGGCAGAGCTCTTTTTTTCATAAGTATTCCTTTTTCCTATTTATTACAAAAAAGCCCTTGACAACTTCGCAAAATCGTTTTATAATATGAATGTGTTCAGGCGGTCATAGTACTTGAATTATTAGCTGATTTGGCTTTCGCATCTGTTTCTTCAATAATTTGTAATGCTTCAGCTACGCTCATTGTAGGAGTAATTCTTGGATATTTCTTAATAAGATCTGGATAACTCATCGAGGTGAGTTTACTATAGTCTACCATTGATTCAAGTTCTGCAGTATGTTTTTCTATTTTAGCTGTAAGCTCAAGACGTTTTCTTTCCAGTTCAGCTGCAGAATTATCACGCCCATATCCACCAGAACCCCATCCAACTGTATTTGCTGTTCCTGTCAGTTTTTGTGTGCCGAGAGCAGTCGCTGCAGGACCTGGTGTGATAAGAGAAGTCTGTGGAGCAATAGTAGCCATCATTCCCATGAACTGAGATAGTGGCTGTGTTAGCGTTGAGAGTGAGGACGCAGCAGCTGCTTCCGCAAACAGATTTTTCATCTGAACTGCTTTTACGGGCTTTGGAGGATTAGCAGTCTTTTGTGGTTTCTGCGCATCTCCCGTAGGTGTAATTCCAGGCAGAGCTTTAAGAGCCATAGCTCCAGCAGCAAATGCTAGATTTGGTACCATGGACTTAATGTTAAACGGTTTACCAATCGGAAGACCGGTGCAAGGATCGCGACCTGCTGTTCCAGCAACTCCTAACATTTTTGCGATCAACATATTCGTGTTGATCATCGGGAACGTTCTAGAAATCAAAGCTGCTTGAGCTGCGAATGCGATCGGATTTGAAGCAGCAGCTGCAAGTTTAGCAACTTCTGCTTGAAGATTTATTCCTGCAGCAGCCGCAGCAAGTGAAGGCATACCAAAATTTGAAGTGATTGCTTTAAATACTAAACCTGCTGGTCCGCCCAATGATAATTTTACAAGAGTATTAATTTGAGTGATTTTAGATATGCTACTTGCTATGTCTGCAGCCGCACCAGCTGCTGCTGAAAGACCTGGAATCTGATTTGTAAAAGTAGAAATGACACCTTTGATTGCTTGTACCGGTGCATCTAATCCTGGAGGAAGAAAACCGCTTGCTAGTCCAGTAATCTTACCAATTTGCCCTGCAACATTAAGTGCAACCAATGTTGCTGCTAGTTTAGGATCAATCTTGTAGGTAGGAGGAACATATCCAAACGGATTGTTCATATATCCATTCATATATTGATAATTTATCAGCGTAGGAAATTTGCGTGACATATCGTCGAACATATCAAATACGCTATCTGTTCCGCCATAGATACGCGGAACGCAATCAACGATATATGTTTGCCCTTTTATAGGGTTTGGATTGAATTGTTTGATTTTAAAATCAATTGTAATTTGATCCATTAATCACCTACCTGTACTGAATCTAATCCACCTGAAGCATTTGGTGAACAATGTGCGCCACCTGGAATAGGGCAAAGAGAATCTGCCGCTGCACTATCTCCAACATTCACTACCATCTTTCCACCAGCATAAACATTGTTGGTGGCTGCTGTCAATGCGCCTCCTCCGTCAGAATTCTCGTCACCGTCTACAGATACTAGTTTTCCGCCCGCATAAACTGTCGATTGTCCTGAAACAATCGTTGTAGCTCCGCATGTACGCGAGTCGTCTTGTCTGTGTATTGAGTTTCCCATTATGGATTCAGCTGAATAGTGCTGCCCTTGATTGTATTGGTTGAAGATGCTTCCATATTAATCGTGCTTCCTGCTCTAATCGCTGTCGCTGTGACAGAAGCAATTCCCAATTTAGCAGCACCAACACCCATAGATCCGCCAGCAATAATTGATTGTTCGCCGCCAGTGCTCATAAGCCCGTTGCCACCAGTCATGTTTACTGCATCGCCGGTTGTTGTCGTGGTGCTGTTTCCTCCAACGCTTTCTACGTTGTTTCCGCCTGTAATATGTTCGCGATCACCGGTTGAACGATGCGATGTCTTGCCGTTTACTTGGACGCGCTCATCACCGCCAGTTTCTTGAAAGTGATTTCCTGCAGATTTGACTCTATAGTCGCCGTGTACAATTAGCTCGTAATCACCCTTGACTTCAGTTCTCATCAATCCTGTGACGTGCATAATCACATCGCCATCAACCGTTAGATTGAAGTTTCCTGTAATTTTTTGATCTTTACCGTCTTCAAGATATTCTTGATCTTTCGCAACAATTTTTGAAATTCTTGCGCCATCATCTTTTATTTCAATGAACGTACCGCTCGCATGATAGATGTGTATTCTGCGATCGTTTGGACTATTGTCAATCTCAATCATGTGACCCGCTTCTGTCGTGTACACATGATTACCTAGATATTTAGAACTATCACCACCAGGTTTCTGTTCTGAATGTTTAGCCATAACTATTCCTTATCCAAGCACTGTAGTTGGTGTTGAAGTACTGTATTGCTGACTGTTCATTGCAGCAGCTTCGTCTGGAGCATCTCTTACAGCTTCATTAGCTCTCGACATTGTGTCACCCATTTGTTGACTGAACTGATCAAAGTTACCAAATTCATATTCAGGCTGATTATCTTCACCAAATAAAGAAGAATCTCCTGCAGTAACAGTCATTGGACATTTTGGTGGTATTGGATTTTGATTTGGTTCTTGACGTTTCTTTCTATCTATAACTCGAGGTTCTTGTGGTCGCTCTTGATCAGCACGACCAGCGAGAGATGTAGTTGAATCGTCGCCAATAGTAGGATGAACTGCTGGATTTCCGCCTATACCATTTTGTCCACCGAACCCTTTGCTCACACTGTTCATTAGTGCGCTGACTAATGCTACCTTTTGTAGCAAAGTCATCTTAGGTTGATTAACAGGAGGAGCAAGTATAGTCAGTTCATTATTTGTTGTATCGGAAACAATAACAGTGTTTGTATTGACGTCAACTACCCTTGCATCTATTTCATATGTGCCTGGATACAATATTTCATCGAACTGCAACTTCCATACATTAGGAGTAACAGTTTCATCTAATCCTATTTGCTGAAACAGCTTATAAGATTTGTAATTTATAATAACTTCGATAGTTTCTTTTGGGTTTTTGTTCACATCAAATCGTTGAAAAGAAACTGTTCCAGTCAACGTAGGCGACGCGTTTGCAGTTGTTAATGGTTTAACTGTAATTGTGGCCATTATGAAGCACCTCCAGATCCTGGAGCATTAGGACCAGATCCACCTTTTTGTTGAATATGTGGAAGCGTTCCAAAGATTATAGGATACTGTCCGCCATCTCCGTCCATAAAAAAACCAAACACTTTCGTGCCTTCAACAATCCCTGTAGGACTTCTTCCGACGCCACTAATAGAAGCCGAAGAAGTTGAATTCATTACATAACACCATGGAAGATCTTTTGTAGGGAGTTGTCCCTTATCTTCTGTATGTTGACCATGTATTCTGACCTTCACTCTTCCGAGTTTCAGATTATCCTTTTCGCCAGAATACTGACCAGAACCTCTATCTTCAACAGTACCGACCCACCACTTGAGTCCGTCCTGCCCCATTACTGTACCGGGCTCAGCCATTACGTCGTAACTCCAGAATTACCTGATGATGATTTGTTTTGCGAATCGCTCTTGCATTCTAATAAACATTCATACTTCAAATCGTTCTCATCTCTATATGTGATATGCCTAACAGAAGTAACTAGAAACGTTCCAGAACGCGGATCAAGTTCACTGTTTTCTTGATTCGCAGGAATATCTAGTCTTACTTTGATGCCGGGTTTATAGTTAGTGTCGCCAGGAACGCGAACATTAACTATCAAATTATCTAGCTGAATTGCAGCTGATGATTTAGCACCATGTTCTGGTAAACTTCTTTTATTTTCGCTAATCTTCTTATCGCGAGAGTCTCTGAATTTACTTTGTCCTTGTCCAGGCGCTACGATAAAGTTGAAACGTTCGCCACGAGCACTCTTTTGTTTTGAAGTTAGCTGTGTAGATCCTGTATGTGTTGTGTCTCCAGATCCATCACGTTTACCTTCTTTAACTGCATCAACCTTACCTACGGAAGGATCAAAATAATACCAGTGATCAGAATCTGCGCCATTATAACTCGAGTCCATGCTATTGAAATCGCTCTTCTGATCGTATGCGATGATCTTTCTAGCAGCATCGCCACCAGAACTTCCGATATTCTGATGAGAGTAACTGAGAGTGTATTTCACACCTTCTTGTAACATTGAATCGATTGTTTTGAAATGATAACCGTCGCGATCCTGATAATAAACGTAGTTTGATGCTTTTGCTTTGGCAGACTTCGCTTCTTTTGCAGCCCAACGAATAGCTGTTGTTGGACTGCGTCCAGTTCCAAAGTAATTTTGTTTGTCTTCACTTTCTTCGTTTGTGACAAGATCTTTCTTTAGCGTATTAGATTCTTTAGTATATTCTTGATGCCAGTCTTTAGTCATATCGGACAATTTTTTGTCCTTATATGCTTTTACTATTTCTTTTTGATTGTTTTCGATAAACTCTTGCGGAACGCATGTAATGATATACATGTCTTGATTTTCTTTAGCACGCATTCTGTCGCCAACTTTACCAACCTTAAAGTTCATGCGAATAGAACCGCTTTCGCGACCACCAAATGCTATGGAAACTTCTTCAGTCCCGCCTTTGAGTTGGGCTTTGTTATGAAAACCGCTCGCGTCGTTTAGCGTAATGTTGCATGAAGCTGCAGGCGAATAAATGCTTTCGAAATAATCTAGCATGTTCACTAACGAGCGCACATCTTGCCCAGCTATCGTGCATTGCGTAAGATTACCGGTACCAACACTACTCATCTAACATATCCACCTTCATCGAAAATATAAGGATGCTGTTCTTTGATCAGCAGAGTATAGTTTAGATCTAACAAATATATGTGTCTATTATTTTCGTTTCTTTCATTTTCATGTTCAAATATTGTAACTGATTTTCTTTGTGGCGCAGCAAGAGAAACATATGTAGTGTAATCAATCGTTACAGTTTTTTCAGGAATAATACGCTGAACTCCATTGTCGTTGAAGTTTCTAGCAGCCTGAATTATTTGTTCATAGTGATGAATCGTGCTTTGAGTATATTCTACGCTGCCATACTTTTGACGTAGATAATTATTGAACTGCTCATAAGACAAAGCCCACTGGAAGTATGGATCGTGAATTTCGTTTACGAGTAGCACGAGCCAATCTAGAGTCTGGTCACCATAATATTGCGTGGCTACAATGTCTGGACGTTCTCCGTCCTGAACGAAGTACTCGTCGAACGTAGCTTTCGAATTATTTAGAAAATTAGTAACAGCGAATCGTTTTGTAATGTTCGTAGCGGCAACAGTCTTGTTCGTTTTAGGAACACGATATCTAACTGTAGGATATGGTCTAAAGAAAAACATTCGTATTCCTTATCTAACTGACGCGCCGCCTTGTACGTTCCCAAGAGCGTCTGTAGGGCTTACTTGAATATTCGGACTTTGAATAACTGGCTGCTGTATCATTCTAGGGGGATTGAGCGAGTCTTTCGTAACAATTTCTGTTTCTTTGAACGAAAGCGTCAATTCTACTTCAGCTGGCGCAGGAATGCCACTGCCGTCTGCGTTTCTAATGTATGCAGGATATCCTTGTCCGTGATAATTCACACGAATATCTGTACATACCGACGGACGAATCTCGAATAGATATTGCGGATAGTGAAACTTGATCTTAAAGAACTCAGGATATTTAAAAAACAATCCGCCAGAAATATATTCTGGATGAGAATGAAATGTAAAGAATTGAACTATTGATTGAATTATGTCAGACTCGTATCTGTTCTTAGGAGAAAGTTTCCATGAGAAACTATGATCGCGAAAGTTAACGCCTGTAAACAATAGAATCTTGTGTGGATTAACAGCAAGACCTCCTGTTACTTTTAGAAAAGCGTCAAATGCATCTCCAGCCCCTACAGCCCCCGCAACTCTTTGCGCCGCTCCTACAGCTGTTCCAGCAACACCTCCGGCAAACGCAGAAGCCATTGTAGAACCCGAAAGAGCGCCTTGTCCGAGTTCATTGTTTCCGTAAATAGCTCTATCGAATGGTTTTAACGCCTGACCAGCCGCAGGACCAAGTTCTTTCGAAGTATATTCTGGATTGTAGTCTGTAGAAACATTAGACGGCATTGGAAGAAACGCCATTCCACCGCCAGTCGTAAACTTTCCACTCAGATTACCTAATCCAAGTGAGGAAATAATATCTGCTCCTCTACCTTGCGTTTGAATCGCTTCAAATGAAATCCAGTGATCGTTAGTTTCTAAATCATCAGGAAATGTTAGACGAGCATTATTGAAAGGGTTTGATCCTACAAGATTACCACCAGCAAGCCCAGCGAACGCAACGCCAGCTCCAGCTAGAGCTGCATATCCAGCGACTCTAGACAGAGTGCTCATTGAAGCCCTTCTTGCGGCTAGACTAGCTAATACTGGTAGAACCATTTGTGACTCCTTTTTCTGATTGCTATTTATACCGCTACATATAAGGCATGAATACTTACAAAGGACGATTCCAACCTAAGAATCCGCAAAAATATAAAGGCGATCCCACGAAGATAATATATCGCTCCTCGTGGGAACAGAGATTTATGAAGTTGTTGGATACTAATGATAATGTTATTCAATGGGCATCGGAAGAACTGTTTATCCCATATAAGTCACCGCTCGACGGAAAATGGCATCGTTATTTCCCTGACTTCATTATTCGTATGCGCGACAAAGAAGGGAAGATAACTGTTAAGATGATCGAGATTAAACCTCGATCACAGTCTGTTCCTCCTACTCCCAAATCTAACGGCTCAAAACCAACTAAGAAGTATCTGCGTGAAGTCGCAACGTATGGAATAAATATGGCTAAGTGGAACGCAGCTAAGGAATACTGCGATAACAAGAATTGGCAATTTGTAGTCCTTACGGAAAAGGAACTAGGAATCTAATGGTCGCATATATCTTTGATCGCATGATAAAGCGTGGCGCTGCTGCGGGAGCTACCCCTTCAATTAAACGCGAATCTAGAAACTGGTTTCGTCAGCAAGCTAAAAGCATTAGTATTGCAAATCCAAGCCGTATGATTAAAAGCCAGGCTTCGCGATTAACCGACAAACCGCTTATTGGGCGTATGTATTTGTTTCAATACGATCCTAAAAACAAAGACAAACTACCCTACTATGATAGATACCCACTTGTGTTTCCGATCGCGTCTTCTCGCGTTTCAGGATTTGCTCCTGCACAAGGATCTTTCTTAGGGATCAATCTCCATTATCTACCATTGTCATTAAGAGCAAAATTAATGGACGCTTTATATGAAGCGGCTACAACTAAAGAGCTTGATGAAACGACGCGTCTTCGTATATCGTATAACATTCTGCAACAAGCAAGCAAATATCGTTTTTTCAAACCTTGTATCAAGAGATATCTGGTTTCGAATGTCAAAACTAAATTCTTTTACATTGAGCCAACTGAATGGGAAATGGCGTTATTTTTACCGCTGGATAGATTCGTAGGAGCTAACAAGACTCGAATCTACGCGGATAGTCGTAGCAGGATCTAACAATGCCATTCAACGTAGAAGACTTTTCGTCTAACATTACAAAATCTGGTATAGCATACACTTCTCACTTTGAAGGGCTTATTCTTGGAGGTCCTGGGTCGTATAGCAGAACTGGAGCTGTGTCTAACATTCTAAACTCATTTGGTTTAGATCAAGGTATGCGTTTTCGTATTGAGTCACTGAATATGCCTGGACGCACATTGCAGACATTAGATCAACAATATCACGGTCCCGTGCGCGCGATCCCGTATCGTTTTCAGCAACAACCCGTAACAATGACGATTATCTTATCGAAGGACATGCGCGAGCGCGAAATCTTTATGCGTTGGCAAGATTTCTTCGTAGGACACTATCGCACCAATTATGATCGTTCTGTTGTGCGCGGACCATTTGACACCAAGTATTATCAGGACGGAATAGGAACAGTAAAAATCGTACAGTATTCTTATCCTGTAAAAAATGTTTCTGATAAAAGTGGGACGTCTACAGAAGGATATAAAGCACACAATGAAATCATTTTAGAAGAAGCATATCCTATTTCTGTAAATGATATACAACTAGCATGGGGTGATGAAGGTTATGGAAAACTACAAGTAGAAATAAGATATCATCACACAAAAGAACTTAATAATACATTTCCTAATCGTAGTTTCTTTGATAGGGATAGAAATAACAGAACAAGTATGTGAGGGGTGACTTATATGGCATTACCAAAGATTGCAACACCGCGATTTGGCTTAGAACTACCTTCGTCTGGAAAACGAATTTCGTTTAGACCATTCTTGGTGAAAGAAGAAAAAGCATTACTTATGGCTGCACAATCTGAAGACTCGTTGTCAATGATTGATGCAGTTAAAGACGTCATAGCAGCTTGTAGTGAAGACCTTGATGTAAACAAACTTCCATATTTTGATCTGGAATATCTGTTTCTCAATATCCGAGCAAAGTCTGTTGGAGAAGTTATTAAATTAGAATATAGACATTCTGCTGGAGTAAACTATAAAGGAGAACCTTGCGAAGCAGTTACTCCTATAGAAATTAATCTAGAAAATGTAAAAGTAGAAAAAACTGAAGGGCATACAAACAAGATTCAGATTGACGATAAACTTGGCGTTGAGATGAGATATCCAAGTATCAATGACGTTAAGTTGATTTCTGAAGGTAAAGATGAACTTGAAATGTTAGCCAAATGCATTATCAGCGTTTATGACGAAGAAAATGTGTATGAGCCTGATAATGTACAGGATGCGGTGCAGTTCTTAGAATCACTAAACAATTCTCAGTTTTCTAAGATCATGCAGTTCATCAACACTATGCCAAAACTGCGACATACATTTACATATAAGTGCAAAGGTTGTGGACAAGAAGATACTGTTACATTGGAAGGAATGTCTGATTTTTTTTAATAGTCCTCTCTCATAACACGTTGGCGAATTATTATCAGACCAACTTTTCGTTGATGCAGTATCATAAGTACTCGCTGAGTGACATAGATGGGATGATTCCGTGGGAGAGGGATATCTACGTCAAAATGCTTGTTGAGTATCTAGAAAAACTAAAAGAAGAACAAGAAAAAGCAAGGCGATAAATGGCAGAGAAAGAAAGCGGAGAAGACATTCTCCGCGCTATTCTAGAAAAGGGAAGCGACAAAGCTAAGAGGGACGCAGCTGATGTTTTGTCCTCTCTAGACTCTGCGCCTGTAGAAGCTAAGACTAAGAGAAAGAAAGCTCTTGGCGATCTTGTAGGTAAAATTGGTAAATCGACATATTTCAAAAAGACTGACGGAACTATAGTAGACGATGCCGGCAAACCTGTAAGCGATCGTTTGCAAGAAGCATTTCATAACAATGCAGATGTTAAAACTGGTATGCCTAAAGCTCCAACGAAAGTTGGCGTACAGAAAAACAAAC